GTGTACAAATGTACACTGATGCGGATGGCTCAGTTCGGCGTGAATATCGTCCCGAAACTGAAGTGGCGTCTCCCGAAAGCTTAGCCTCGTTTGCGGGCAAAGCAATTACTCTGGAACATCCCCCAGTCCTCCTTGATAGCGCCAATACAAAGGACTATCAAATTGGCTTCAGTGGCACCGAAGTGGTTTATGACAATGGATTCGTCCGTGCTGTCATGACAATCACTGACCAAGATGCCATTGAACGCATTATGCGTGGTGATGCAAAAGAAGTCAGCGCTGGTTATCGCGTCAATTATGAAGCGAATGCTGGTGTGACTGATAGCGGTGAGAATTACGATGGCATCCAAAAGGAAATCAGCGGAAATCACATTGCTGTTGTTCGCAGGGGCCGCGCTGGCCCGCAAGTGAAGCTACATCTAGACCGGCTAGATGCTGCCGATCCTTCTCTAATAACTCCTATCGAGGAACCGTCTATGACTGCCAAAGTCAATTTTGATGGCGCCGAGTTCGAGGTGACCGAGAGCGTAGCTCTGGCTGTCACCAAAGAACGGGAAGATGCCAAAAAAAGCTACGAGGACATGAAGAAAATGTACGATGGCATGATGTCCGAAGCTTCCAAAATGAAGGAAGAAATGGATGCCATGCACAAGGAAATGAAGGGCAAGCAAGACTCTGCCGAGGGTCGTGCTGATGCTCTTGCTGAAGAGAATACAGCCCTCAAGGCTGATCTTGACAGTGCCAAGCAAGTGAATGTGGACAGCCTTGTTGAAGAGCGCATTGCTCTCATTGACAAAGCTCGCCCTTCTCTTGATTCCGCTTTTGATTTCGCTGGCAAATCTGTCCGTGAAATCATGGAAGCCTCCATCAAGGCTGTTCGTGGTGATGCTGATCTGTCGGTTCGCTCCGATGATTACGTTACTGCCATGTTCGACACCTTGGTTGAAGCTGGTTCCCGTGACGATTCCGGCACGAGCGAACTGCGTCAAGCCGTTGCTTCCATTGCCTCCCCCATGTCTGCACCTTCGTCCTATATGGACAAGCTGCAAAACGCATGGAAATCCCCCCTCTCCGTCTCTAAGGAGCGCTGATCCATGGCTGTTACTTTTTCCGCCTCGGGGACTGCCTCTGTTGGTGGCGTGCAACAAGCTTATGCTCTTACGCACGACCGCTTTAACGAAGGTCAACTCTCCGACATCCGCGACAATACCATTGGCACCTACATCAACGAAACTGCCGTTGTGCAGCCTTTCGGTGGTGTGCAAGTGTACAACGTGGCTGGCACTGTTGCCAACTCTGCTACTACCATCTCTGGCGCTAGCGACACTGTTCTTGGCTTGAACGTTCTCACCTATGTTGACGAAACTGCACTGAATGGCGATGGCCGTCCTGGTGTGAAAACGCAGCAAGTGTTGAACGTTGCCAACGAAGGTGCTGTTGCCGTCTACGTGACTGGCACTGTCACCCCTGCCTCAATCGTTCGCGTGCTGTACGCAGCTAGCGGCACTGGCAAGGCTGGTCAGTTCAGTCATGCTTTTGCTTCGGGCAAGACCGTGCGTCTTTCCAACGCTCGCTACCTCACCTCTACCACTGGTAGTGGTTTGGCAGTTCTTGAGCTGAACGGCCCGAGCTTCACTCTCTCCGCCGATTCTTGATAGGAGCACCCTCATGACCGATTTTCGCATGGATACGGCGGGCCTGTTTCTTGAGCGTCAGCTTGAGTTCATCCGTCCCCAGATATTTGAGACTCAGTACGCTGACATCAAATACTCGACCATTCTGCCTGTGACTAGCGAAGCTGGTCCTGGCGCTCAAACCTTCACCTATCGGATCATGGATTCGACTGGTGAGTTCCGCCTTCTGGCTGACGCTGCTTCTGACCTGCCTCGCGCTGACATCAGCCAAGTGGAGAAGAGCATCAACATCCGTTCCTTCGGTGGTTCCTTCGGTTATACCGTCCAGGAACTGCGTGCTGCTCAAATGGCAAACATTGCCCTTGAGCAACGTCGTGCTGGTGCAGTACGTCGTGCTTATGAAGAGAAAGTGGAAAGCGTTGCCATGTTTGGCGAAAGCACCGTTAGCCTCACTGGTTTCTTCAACAACCCCACTGTTGACATTGTTGCTGCTGATAAGTGGTTTACCACTGCTGGCATCACTGCTCAGGAAATGAACGAACTGCTGAACTATGGCGTTACTGCCGTCGTCAATGGTTCCAACATGAAGGAAGAGCCCGACACCATCCTGTTGGCGTATGAGGACTACAACAAGGTGAGCACCACCCGTAACTCCGACTCCTCGGACGTTACTGTGCTGGAATACTTCCTTCGTACTTCCCCCTACATCCGTAACGTTGAGCCCATCAACCAACTGACTAAGGGTAAGAACGGTGGCAAGCTGAATACCAGCCGTATGGTGGTGTACAAGCGTGACCCTGAGAAAGTGCAACTGCACATCCCTCAGCCCCTTGAGCTGTTCCCCGCTCAACAACGCGGTCTTGAGTTCATTGTCCCTGCTCACGCTCGCGTGGGTGGTGTGGCTCTGTACTACCCCAAGAGCGTCATCTACGTTCAAGCTTCTTCTTGAGCCTAGAGAGAAAAGGGCGTTAAGCTGTCAGCAGTTCTTAAGAACATTTCACAATGCTAATCGCTTACCGCCCCGATCTTGAAAACCCGCCTCGTGAAGGTGGTTTTGGTATTATCACTGGAACTGGCCTCATTCAACTGGCTCCAGGGCTCAATCAAGAGGTGCCAGAACAGCAATGGCTACAAGCGCGTCAAAACGCTACTGTCAAACGCCTTATGGCAATTGGCGCCATTGAGGAAGTTCAAGAGCAAGTGACTGTAGAAGAAATTCCACAGGACGTGCGCACATTGAGCAACCTGCCTTTGATTGAAGCATTTCGCGTGATTGAAATCATCCATGATGTCGAGCAATTGGCTGAATGGAAAAAGATTGAAGGTCGCGTGAAGGTGCGTAATGCCATTGCCAAACGCCAAGAAACGGTTAAAGCAGGGAGGGCATGATCATGGCTGTCACCTACTCTAGTTTTCTTGATCGCTTCCCTGAATTCACTCCTCATCCAGAGGGCATTGTGAATGGAGCCATCTCTGAAGCAACTGCTGATGCTTCTAGTGATGTGTTTGGTGATCAAACAGATCGTGCCGTGAAGTGTTTAGCGGCTCACATCATCGCCATCCAGCTCACCCAAATGGGCATCCAAATTGGTGCCACTGATGGGAAAGTGTACGGCAACGGCCTTGCGGCCACACAATACGGTCAAGAATTCAAGCGTATGCTTGAGACCACTGCCTCTTCTCTCACCATTGGTTTTGTTGCATGATCAACGGAAGTATGCCACTGGCTAATGCCACTCTTAAGTGGAATGTTGCTGCTGGCTACACTGTTGATGCCAACACTGGCAATCAAGTGCCTATCACAAGAGAGGTCACTTATTATGCCAGTTTGAAGCAAAAGACCAATCCACAGTACAGTTATCTGCTTGGTGCTGATAGCACTGCTGTGTACATGGAAGGACGCCTAACTGGACCTTTGGCCCTATCTGGCATCTTCCCTGGAGAAAGTGCTGCTGCCACTATCAATGGGAGAGAGGGACGGTTTGAACTGCTGCCTAATGAACAACTTCTTGAACATTATTGGCAATTTCTTGGCACACCAATCAGGGGCATCTTTAGACTGGTTGGTAAAGGAAGCGTCCTAAACGCTTAATCGTTCCCACTCTCCCATTGAGGACACTATGACCATTTATCACCCCACCGAACTGGTTAAGAGCCAAGACGTTATCATTCGCGTTGGCTCCATCACTGGTACAACTCGCCCCCTGATCACGCAGAGTGGCGCCACCTTCACCGTTAGCGGCGCTCCCACGCTGTACACGCTGCAGGCTGCTACAACGGCCTCCATGGCCTTCAACGATAACAACACTGAATTCTACGTCCTTGGTGGCGGCGGCTTCACTGATAGCGTTGTCGTGACTGCTGGAGCCACTGCTTCTGTTACCACCTACTTCCAAAAGGACGTGGACGGTGCTGTGTTCCTTCCCAACAGCTTTGACGAAGCATTCCAAGTGGTTGCTGCTTCTCGTTATGACAAGAACGCAGAAGTGTACTTTGAAGTGAACAAGCAACTGGGTTCCAGCGGTACTACGTTCTTCTATGACCGTGTGGCTTATGTTGGTCGCGTTAGCAATCTCAACGAAAGCTATCCTGCTGATAACCTTGTGGAAGTTACGTTTGATGTGATGAGCCGTGGCCGCGTTGGCATTCACCAGAATGCTTCTGAGACTGGCAGCATCATCCCGACCACGCCTAACGCTTGATTTCTTTTCCCATTGTTTCTTGCTAGCCTCTCCTTAGGGAGGGGCTTTTTAATACCATGAACATCACCCAGCTACGAGATGCTATCAACACGCTATTGACCAATTCCACAAATTTACTGGGCACGTACACGCTTCCAAATAATACAACCACACCAGCCATTTACGTTGTTGGGCGACAGTCAGTGCCTTCTGCGTGGAAGGCTACTGGCATGGAAGTTACCATGCGTGAATTTCCAGAACGTCTGCCTACGACAATGATGGGAACAGTGAGAGTGTTGCAGCAATGGGAAGTAGTGATGATGCAATATACGCCTTCTAGTACCACCTTGTCTGATGCCATTGACAGAATGGTTAGACGATTCCCTGATGCAACAGTGCGTTATACGCCTGGAGATGATGTGGCCTATGAACGCTGTCGTTTTATTATTCCAGATATGGTGGTTCGTAATCTTTACCCTGCGGCTTAACCATGGCAATTTTGCTAAATGCACAGGCAATTGAAAAAAGTCTTGTTAAAGCATTTTCCGAATGGGCATCCATAGACGTTAATCAAACGCATTGGAGGGAGCAATTTACAGACATGTCGAAATGGGACTACAATGGGGAGACAAAACGAAAAAGCGGCGGCCCGCCTGTCGGCTCTCCCAGGGACATCTACGACCTGGGAAGGCTGTACGAGAGTGGAGTGAATAGTTTCAGCCTAAACCGCAATGGTGGAGTGTTGGAAGCGTCTTGGCACTGGGATGCTAAAAATGCCAACGGCATTGAATATGCAAATTATGTACATGAAGGCACTGGAACTAATAAGACCGCCCGAAAATTTACGGATGATGTTGCAGTGGCATCGTCTTTCTTTTTGAAAGCCCCTGGCATGGCCCTTAAACTGCGCGTAAGTCAAGCGTTGGCGGCCTTGTGATGCAAATTGATCACCTACAAAGTCGAGATGGACGAGTACATGGAATCAATTGTAAAATCAATGGCTCTTCTATGGAAATTGGTATTCTTTGTTTGATTGCCTACCCAGAAAGCACCTGTAGAATATCAAACGAACACCACCATTTCACTGTTGACATCCCCAAGGCGCTTCGTTCTGGCAGCGAGCGCGTGAAGGGATTCAACATTACACTAACAGTTCTGGATCATGAGCAAATACAGCTTCCTAGTCAACACTGAAGAGCCGAGCTATTTTCTTTTGAACGCCAT